TGTGCTATAAAATATATCATACGTCATCAGGACAAGAATGGTAAGGAAGATTTATTGAAAGCAATACATTTTATAGAGATGATTATAGAGAGGGACTACAATGTGTAATACACCAGAAGATTTAAATCTTGATGGTATAGATACAGTTGCGATAGATATCGAAACGTATGATCCTAATCTTAAAACAAAAGGTTTAGGTGCGATACGCAAAGATGGTTTCATCTGTGGTATAGCTGTTGCAACAGATAATGATCTTGCATACTTTCCTTTACGTCACTCTGATACTGACATATCTTTTGAGAGAATAGATAAGATATGGCAGACACTAAACGATAAGATATTTCAAAACGAAAACATCACAAAAGTATTTCACAATGCGATGTATGATGTCTGTTGGATAAGAGCAGTGACAGGTATGATGATCAAGGGTAGAATTGTTGACACCATGATAGCTGCATCTGTCATTGATGAAAACAGATTTAAATACTCACTAGACGCACTATCAAAAGATTATCTTAACGAAGAGAAATACAAATACGATTTACAACAGAAAACTTTAGAATGGTCTGGTGGTACAGTAAAGGACCCGATGACTAATATGCACAAACTTCCTGCATCGATTGTAAAAGAATATGCAAAGCAGGATGTGAACCTGACTTACAAGTTATGGAGATTATTTGATAAAAAAATTGACGAAGTATTATACACTAAAGACGACGGAGAGCAAAAAACTTGTAGACAAATATTTGAATTAGAAACAAAATTATTTTTATGTTTAGTTGACATGAAATTTAAAGGCGTTAAAATAGATGTCGCAAAAGCCATCCTATTTGGCAGACATCTGAAAAAACGTAGAGACCAGATAATAAAAGCGATAGAAAATATAACAACAATACATGTTGACATCTGGGCTGCAGCATCAATCAAAAAATTATTAGATCACCTTTGTATAAAAGATTACAAGGTCACACCAAAATCTAAGATGCCACAACTGCCAAAAGATTATTTACGAACACACAATAATAAATGTCTTCGTATGATCGCAAAAGCAAGAGAGTACGACAAAGCAGTTAATACTTTTATAGATGGACTATTAGAATATGTACACGACGGTAGAATACATGCAGATATAAATCAGATAAGATCAGATACAGGTGGAACTGTCACCGGTCGGTTTAGTATGTCCAATCCTAACCTGCAGCAGATACCAGCAAAAGGTTATATCGGCAGTAAGATGAGAGAACTATTTATACCGGAGGATGGATGCAAATGGGGTAGCTTTGACTATTCACAACAGGAACCACGTATTGTGGTGCACTACGCTATAAAACTGGGCCTACCAGGCACAGAGAGCCTTCAGGAGGAATTTGATAGGGATGACGCCGATTTCCATCAGATAGTCGCTGATATGGCTAATATCTCCAGGAAACAGGCAAAAACGATCAACCTAGGTCTTTTCTATGGTATGGGCAAGATAAAATTACAGAGAGAATTAGGTCTAGACCAGAGACAGGCAAAAGAATTATTTAACGAGTATCATAGCAGGGTGCCGTTTGTGAGACAGCTGTCACAGGAACTCATTGCATTTGCAAAAGAAAATAAATTATTGTTCACACTGCACGATAGATTCTGCAGATTTGATAGATGGGAGACAACAAACAAAGAATGGAATCCTGAGACTAATAGATTTAACGAGGTCCCTCTGTACACAAAAGAGCAAGCTATGGAGGCGTTCAAAGCAGAGATGTTGGATAAGTACAAAGAGAATAAGATAGATGCAAACTACATGGATTATTTTGATAGATACTACACACCGGCATTTACCTACAAGGCTTTAAATAGATTGATACAAGGATCAGCCGCAGATATGACAAAGAAGGCTATGGTGGATTTACATCAAAAAGGTATAATACCACATATACAAATACACGATGAATTATGTATTTCGATTGACGGAGGCTACACAGCCAACATAATTCAGAATGTAATGGAACAAGCAATACCTCTTGAGGTTAAGAACAAAGTTGACTTTGAATCTGGACCAAATTGGGGTACTATAAAGTGAGGATAAACTATGGCTTATTTAAATGCAAACGTACCACCTGTTTACGCACAGATAAGGAGAGAATATTTATATGACTTACAAAAACATCATGGAGAAGTTGAAGACTGTATTATCTTCGGTATATCAGCTCTTACTGGAAGGAGTATATTGTGGCATGCTATTATGGAAAATGGTGCAATATTTTATCGCCTACCAATTAGCGCGTTTATTCAAAAGGGATTTGAGCCATCCAGAGTGCCCACAAGACGACTTGATGAATTACAGCTCTGGAATTGTTTTTCTTATTATCCTGCTGTCAATTTTGCAGCACAGCCAAACAACAGATGTATATGGGATATACCTTCTTTCACTGTGAAAGATAATACGCCTGATTGGAAAGTGCAAACATCTGAATGGAATGTGGAAGATAGTAGAGCTTGGCGAACAGAAGATACCGACAAGTTCTTTTATGAAATAGAGGAGAAAAAAAATGATTAAAAAACTTTGGAAAAAAATCAAAAGTTGGTTTTGGCCTAATTAAATGATTGGAGGTTGTTATGGACTACAGGTTCACAGCAATACTGATAATTTTGTTATGTTTACTTGCGGTTTTCGTGCGCCCGCAGCAGCCGTTGCAAGTTGATCCAAAAGATATTATAATACCTCCACCAAAACCAAAATTAAATGAGTAAGAAACCTTTAGATATATCGGACGAAGCACGTGTACAAATGCCGATGAAGACCGTAGTGTCTTTGATTACGATGGTGGCAATTGGGACCTGGGCTTATTTTGGTATCATTGAAACACAAAACAAACTATCTACGCAGGTAGAGTTAATGCAAAAAGATTTAACAGAAAACACAGAGTTTAGAATTAAATGGCCACGTGGACAACTAGGTTCATTACCAGCTGATTCTGAGCAGTTTATGATGATTGAAGATCTGTATAAAACAACAGATAAATTAAACGCACACATTGAATCAATGGCATTAAACAAAGTTAACATTGAGTTTTTAAGAAAACAAATGGATAAAGTTTTAGAAGACATTGAAAAATTAAAAGATCAAAATAGGGAGATGCATTATAAAAATGGCAACGGGACGAATCACTAAAAAAGTTTTAGACTACATAGCTCACATAAACAAAGAAGCTAAACAAATGAATTATGTAAAAGATTTAAAAAAATCTGTCGAACATGGTAAGAATGGTACACAGAAATATGTTATCAAAGAAGGTGAAAATAAAGGTAAAGTAGTATGATTGAAGCTGTAATAGGATTACTTATGTTTGTAAACGGAGAAATTAAGGAGGCACGTTTGCAAAGTTCGATGGCTGAATGTTTACGCGGCAAGCGCCACGCGGAACGTCAATATTCAGAATCTGTATCCTACAAATGCTGGAAAGGCAAAGCAGAATTAGAAGATAATATTGATGGCTCAAAATCAATCAAAAAACTCATCATCGAATAAGATTGCAAAAGAATTAAAAGATAGACGTTATCATCAGCGTGTGGTACGATCCAAGAAAATTTATGACCGAAAAAAATTTCAAAATACAAGCAGAGATAGTTAATGGTATCTGTCCAACGTGTGATGAGTACACACCGTTGGTTGGAATAACAAAACAATTTTATAGATGTCTAACCTGTGGCACAGATCTTGAGCAACATGTAAATGGTGTCATAAGTTACATACCTCATCTGACTAAAAAGTCATTACAATCCACGGTAGAAAAATACTTCGATGGCGAAGCGTAAATTTACAAACTTTGTACCACGTCCAAAGCCTCGTAAACGTCCGGGTAGACATACAAAAAGCCTGAATAAATCAAAAAAAAGATCGTATAAGAAATATAATCGACAAGGCCGTTGACAAGTATCCCAAAATATCCTAGTTTATAAATATGAAAGAAAAAACTATAACTATAAAAACAAACGAAATATCTCAAAAACAATACTCAACATTGTTATTAGAGTTAAATATAATGAAACAACAATGGAGATCTTACGGTGTGCATCTAAACATATCGGCTCCTAGTTTAAAAAAGATAATAGCTTTGGGTACGAGCAATGGATCTGATACTACTAAACGACGGTCTGTATAGTCTGGTATCTGTCACAAAGGAGATGATGGAGGGTATCGAGATACTTTCTGACACCAACTGCTTTGATCTCTGTGACATAATACGATTACATCTGACCACGTATCACGAACCATGGAACGTGCACGTAATGAAGGATGACAGTGGAACTTTTTTTGGCTGTATTTGTAAGTAGTCTACCAATACTACTGGCTGTCCTGCTATTAAGGATGTGGAATCGAGAGACACCTACCCTAAAGAGGGAAAAAAATAAGGGTAGGTAATGGTGAGAAGATTTCTCGCCATACCATAATCTCGCCACATTGTCAAATAGTAGGTTTCTCTGGTGTGCAGTAGAACTTGATATACATACTATATTGATTGACATCAGTTCTACCTATCTCTCTCATCTTTTTGGCAGACTCCTCGTAACCAAACATCAGGCAATCG